TCCCTGACTTGAGCCCAGACTTGATCCCTGACTTGAGCCCTGACTTGATCCCTGACTTGAGCCCTGACTTGAGCCCTGACTTGATCCCTGACTTGATCCCTGACTTGAGCCCCGACTTGATCCGATTCTTTCGGAGTCGTTTGTGAAATATTTCGCAATAAATTTGCTGCAATTTGCAAACCCAGCGGAGAATCAAAATATAACACAGCTGGCTTTTCTTTCCCGATTAGGCTGTATACAAATTCAATCCCCTTTTCACACCGGGGTTTGTCGATGCTGCCTCCGTCAAAAGCCATTTTTAGCCATTTCTCACGAACTTTAGGCAGCAATGCTATTTCTTTTTTATTAAGTGAATTTTTCATTTTACTTTTTTAAAAAGGCGCCAGGCCGAAACCCGGCGCATTCAACAAATTATAATCCCATAAATTCTAATTCTTTAAAGCTACCGGGAGCCCGAAAGCCCCCGGCCTGAATACCATTATGAAAAATCAATTGCTTAGCTCTACTTCCGGCAAAGGCTTTGCGGCCCAGCCGGGTTGTTTCATTTCGATTATTCCATAGTTCCCTGATTCGGCGAAAGCGTCGAAGCCGGGATAGCTGTTTGTCTCAATACACTCCTTGGCATTATAAAGTGCCTGCCGGTACTTGTATTTGCCTACCTCTAAGTCTTCCGGATTCCAGCGAAGCAGGGCCACACCAAAGGGAGCGGAGGTCTGGACCATGATGCAGAGCGTGGTCAGGAATTTGCGGTCGGTCACTGCTGATACCACCTCCTGATACATGCCTTCACTCAATTCGTACTTCAGTTTTGCCGATTGGTAGTAGAAGCCGGTCAAGTCCTCCATCCGGGTACTCTTTACACTGATAATGGCATCGACTCCGATGTTCTCCTTAAACTGTATTGCGTCTGGCCGAACGCGGACCTGTAGGCCGGTTTCTTTGTCTTGTCCGTAGAAGGAAATCTCTCGTTTGGAATGCTTCATTAGGCGCGGAAGAATTCCACCCCCGTAGCGCATATAGTTGCGTTTGGTAACCTTAATCTGTGCGTGCTGCACTTCGTTGATCGGATGAATGCCCGATGCTGCGATCAGGTTAGCCAGGTATTCCTTTTTGCCGGGGAGTTTGTTGTAGCTATTGCTGATATCCATACATTCTTCACAGATCGTTCCGGCGTTCTCCGGGTAAAACTCCTGAATCTTGTTCTCCCAAAATTCAATCAATCGCTCTACTCCATCGGTGGTTGATCGGGATAGCTTTGGTTCAACGGTCACCCGGTCGAACTTGGTCGGTTCAAGAATACACTGATGGATGAAAGTGCCGAGATCGAAAGACTTCTGATTCTTGCATTTTTCCAGTTCGCTTTTCCATTCGTGCTTGATGGAGTAGTAGAAATCAAGCGGGGTCTTCAGCGTGGCCTTTAGCTGGCCGCTGCTGAGATAATCGGAAGATCCTAAGTATTTCTCCATGGCATCCTGCCGGCAGTCGCCATTCATCCGTAGGGTGGCCGTCGGTATGTTGACGGCCGGGGTGTTATCGTGTAGTCTCTGGATGATCTCATGAATGCCTGGGTAATGAGCGGTCTCTCTGAACTGAGGCTCAAAGGTGGTGAACTCTGTCCCGGCTTCCATTTCGTGAAGGTTTACTACGGTCATGATTTTTTGGGTTGCAATGGCCGGATTGACCAATTGTCGTGAAGGAATGAATTGCTCTTATTCTTCTTCTTTCCGAGGTAAGTGATTTTCAAAGCAGATCCAGGGGCAATGCTGTTTTCCTGCAGGGTGCCGATCAACATTTTGCTTCCGTTGTGAACCTGGATGGTGGTCTCATCAGGGAATTGCTCCAGGAAGAAGGCACACAGAAGCGGTTTCATGACTTCGGGGTTATTAATATCGGCTACTTCAATTTCTTCGATCTTGATGAAGAATACCAGTTTCGATTCGCCGGTGTTTTCCGGGGCCCAATAGCTTGAGGCCAAATCAATGATTGACTCTTCGGCTTGGGTATGTAGGTTCGGCAGTGGTTGCCCCTCCTGGATGACTAGGGATTTGTCTGTACTCATGGTTATTTTGTTAGTGATTAAATTAAAATTGAGGATTGCTGACATTGACAATTTTCCATTTTCCGCGGGTAGTCTTACCGTATTTCATTTCGACCCAATCCAGTTTGATCCTGTTCCCGTAATGCCGCTTGATTTCCTCGAATCCTACGCCGCCGAATTGATCCGTGATTGCTAAATCGATCATCTGAGGTGTAATTGCCTGGCCGTTTCTAGGATAACTAACCAGGAATCCCCGGTGTCGGAAATTGGTAAACACTACTTCGTTTGTCAGTTCCATTTTTTGTATATTTGTGCCAGTGATTAAATTTTCCAAGATTGGGCAGGCACCTCACATGCCCGCCCTTTTTTGGTTGTAGATGATCAGGCAATAGCCTCTTCAATCATGTCATGTGTGTCTCGTTCTTCAGTGAATTTTAGTACACTGTTTCCGGCTCTAATCCTTACGCTGTTGATCGGGTCGCCATCATCCGTTTCCGTCACCTGGATCTTGCATCTAATTCCGTTCTTTCGAAGGAAAGTCACAGTTTCCCGGACCAACAAGAATGCTTGTTCATAGACCAGGCCGCAGACCGTGTAGGCCATGTTGCCAAAATGGCCGGCTTCCTGCATCACCGCCTTTGTGAACTCGCCTAATGCGATTCGGGCGTTCTTGATCTGCACCTGTTTTTCCAGGCTCATAAATTCCATCAACCATTCAGTACCAGGGGGGTACACAATCGATGCTGTTGCTACTGAAGTCATAGTTTAGGTTTGATTAAAGAATATCGTTGAAGCGCTAAGACAAAGGGGGGAGGGTGCCCCAGCCGTTGCCGGGGCCCTATCGGAATATGTTAATATGACCTTGGAAAAGTGGGCCGGCCGAAACCGACCCTACTACACAACACTAGTTTATGAAACTTATGCCAATGTTGACTGGGGGTATTCACCGGTTTCTGATACCAGTCTATTGAATTCTCCAAGTCCCAATTCAAGTATCAATTGATAATGATCCTGTTTGAAGACTGATTTACTTGTAGGAACCAAATGGATACTTTTTCGGTATGCTTCCTCGATACCTTTAATCACATTCTCAGCTACCTTATGTGGGGGCAATTGCTTCCTAGCCGTGACAATTCCGTTCACAGTATCCATGTTGTTATAATTATTTATATTTGTATTAAAGACATAACAAACATACCATCATTTTGGTGGAATGTCAAGAAAATCTCAAGAAAAATTACGTAATATTTCTTGATTGTTTAATCAGAACCTTTTTCAGTGACAGCAAAATTCTTACAACTAGTTGAAAAACTAAGGAGAAAGCATAACAATAAGATATCATATGCTTCAATTGCTAGAAGGATAGGAATCGACGGTCAGAAAATAACAGACATGAAGCGGGGCGCTTCCTCTGCTGACCATGAATTAATTGATAAACTCTTAATAGCCTACCCTGAACTCAAAGAATCAGAACCAAAACAAGACGACAAAAACCTACAAGCCCAATACGAAGCACTGAACGCCAAAGTAGAAGCGGGCTTTGAAGAACTTAAGAAGATAATCGTTGAAATGACCGTAGAACAACGGGCAAAGTTTGAAGCTGAAGTTGAAAAGCAACTTGGAGATCAGATTAGGGAACTAGAGGAAAGACTGGATAAGAAAGCGGAAAAACAGAACAAGAAAGATTAGGTACCCCCGATATTAAGCTACACAAAATAAACCGATGATGACAGAAAGGGAAGCGATAATCTGGAGTCATAGAAATGAAAAAAGCCCTGCTATTGCATTTGTATTAACGCTTGTATTTAGTTTTCTTGGCGCATGCTATGCCGGTGGCTGGGCCATCTTGTCAACATTACTTTTCCATTGTTTATCTTGGTTTATGTGGTTCGTCATGGGTGCAAGCTTGGTCACTGGCACCGGAAGTTCGTTTGGCGGGTATTTCTTCGCGGGAATAATCCTGTACTTCATTCCGATCATTATTGTAGTGGGGAAAGTAAGAAGACACAATTATCAGGTGCAACAGGCTAGAATTTTCCTGCACAATAAGGAAAGTGGTCAAAATAGCCAAGATGAAATAAAATTACCGTCCGTAAAATTGCCTCCTGAAAACCGGATCGAAGAATTTGTAAATCATATAATGGAACATCGAGGCTTTGACCTGGAAGATATTTCTTGGAATTGCAAAATACCTATCGAGCGTTTACAGAACCCCGATGATCAGGAACAGGCCTTGGTTGATGAAAAAACTTTGATAGAAAAATTTCCTGAGCTAGAAGAATTATTGGCAGAACAGGAATGAGTAGATTACACAAAATAAACCGATGATGACAAAAGAGCAAGCCGTTATTTGGTGCTACCGCCAGGAGGCAAAACCGGAGGTAGCAATCGTCCTCACTTTCATGTTTAGTTTCGTTGGCGCCTGTTATGTTGGCGGATGGTCAATTTTGATAACATTCGTTTGCCATGCGGTTGCTTGGTTCATATGGTTTTCAGTTGGAATATTCTCAGTAATGTCACTGTTTTCTAGTACTGGTTTGACTGGTGCAGCATTAGACCCGGTTTTAATGGGACTCTCTGCCGTTGTATATTCGGTGCCTATGTTTGTAGTATTTGAGCGATCGGTAAACTACAACAAGCAAGTTAGAGAGGCCAGGGCGGTAATTCATGAACTTGAAAAATCTAAACCATGATAATAGTAAACGACATATGCGGAGGATAATAGACACAGACATTTGCGGGATGATTGTAGTAGGCGATATCGACGGCTGTTAGCCTTCATTACCTTGATTAACCTTCCTTTCCAGGTCACCAAAAGCAATTTTCAAAGCCTCGGCTTCAGCAATCAGTATTCCGGCGTACATATACCCTTTGCCGGTCTTCATTCCTCCAGCGTCCACCAGGTACCCAAACTTATTATAGGACCGAGTAATCAAAATCTTAATTCCATTTTCTTGAAAGAATTCAATTAGCCGCTCATGGTCTTGCATTTCTTTTTTCCAATGGTGGGGGTGCTTCTTTTCGAAATGCTGTCGGCACTTGGCCAGGGCTCCAGGCGCACTAATCTTAATTTGGTGCCATTCTTCGCGTGTCATTTGCTATTTACTTGTTGATCAATAAAATCAAGCAACATTTCATAGGGGACAATTTCCAAATCTACATCCTGCCCGGTTTGGTCGATGGGATTCTTATCCAACTTACGGGCATATTTTTGAACATCAAATGAATTGAAATTGTTTCGGGCCAGATCGATGACAGCGTTTAGGATTGTCCGGGGGCGAATATTATTTGCAGAATTTAGATAGCGCCGGGTGTAACTTTCCAAGGCAGCCAACCGGTCTATAATTTGTTCCGGCTTACCTGCAGCAAGGTAATGCAACATCTCCAGCATGTAAATATTGACGTTATAGGCAGTCTTGTCACTTTGAATAAACGGCAATTCATTCATTAGTTTACCCAGCTTTAGCCGCTGGTCGGTCATTAGACAAGCGTAAGCCGTGATCAGTTTCCAATACTCCTTAGTTCTACCTACCATCTTTTCAGTATCACCACTTTCAGAGAGCCGGAAAGCTAAATCAAAATCCCCCTGGTGCAAAGCGATAACCATAGCGTATCTTTTTGCCAGGTAATAATTATTAGTTCCCTCATCAAAAAGAGAAAGGCATTCTTTTAAGCATTCCACAGCGCGAAATAGATCGCCCGTTATGATATAGATCGGCAGCATCCGAAAATTAAATGAAAACAGCGGTGAATTACTCTTCCGGGTAGTCGAATTGAAATAGTCAAGCGCTTTTTGGCAAGTTTCGATTACATCGTTATACCGGCCGGCGGTGATGTAATAAACAGCCAGTAGGTTATAGCCAATATAGTATGTACGGTAAGATTCCCGGGAGCCCAGGATAATTCGTACCTCTTTGGCAATGCGCTCCATACGGACCATGTTGGAAATATTAAACTCCATGCAGAATTCACAATACAGATGCTGCATTTGTTGCTCTGCCTCCAGTTTTGCCTTGCATTGAAAGTGAATTTTCTTGTACCGGTTGTATAAATCCCGGTTGGTATCGAGTACAGAGTAATAATAGTAGATCCAATAGGACAAACTAGCTGCTACATCATTGAATTCATATTTCATCGCCTTCTTAATGGTCTGCTCTGCAATTGGTATTGCCTTAGCAATGGAATGTTCAAATATCATGATTTCAACTAAGGCTTCCGTTTTTTTTAAGCTCCGGTAAATTGATAGGCGCTTATCGAGACTGTTGTCGGTTCTCATTGCCAAGGCTGTATTCACAAAGGCATCGAACGATCTATTCATCAAAAGCGAAAATGCCGATGGGTCTAACCCTATCTCTTCCCTGGTCTGGTCAATCGTGGCGGCTGAGTTTCTATATAGAATTTGATGCAATTCGTCCGCTCTTTGTTCTTTCCCTAATATGTTGATACGCTTTATTTTTGAAGGTTTGATGTGTTGAGCCAGGATGGCAATGTGTTTCATAACAGTGTACTTTCGTGATCGAATTAACAAAAACTTTGAAGCACTATGAAGGTGGGCATGCATGTAGATTTATAAAAACCAAAATCTTAATGCTATGACTACACAATCAAAGATCGTCAGCGGCGAAGACATCAGCTGTGGATAAAAGTGCCACCGCGTAAAACGGTGGCTTTCAAACTAATCAATATATGATTAGAAGCAGCACGCAGTGAGAAGGGCCTTTCAACTCAATTCCTTACCCTTTCTCATAAAATAAAACACTGCATGATCTAAAGCAACCCGTACCGGGGTTGCTTTTATATTTTTATTTTGCTAAATTACCCGAATATTTCTATAAAACAAGTCCCTCCCATCAGGTTTAGCAAAAGATAAGGAAAAAACACTGCTACATATTTTAAATATTAATAATCCCTTACTCAATGAAATATAATGTAGTAGTAAGGCTGGAAAGCCTTTACCAAAAAACGACTGTTATGCGACCCCATGATCAAAAAATCACTGAAGGCCGCATTTTTTTTACAATTTTGGATCGGGTCAAAAAAATAGCCCTGGACAAGTCCAAGGCTAAGTAACAACGAAAAGTGAAATAATAAATTACTCTTTTTGTTGCGGTGTGTGGGCTCCAAGCAAAGTCAGGCCGACGATGATAATGTCGTCAACCCATACCAAGACCTTTTTCCCGGCTTCTCCGATGACCTCCAGGCCTTCCGGAGTAACTGCCTCGTTGAGCGTGTTAACGCCATATAGGGCTGTTCCTAAGATGGCTACTATAATGGTATAGGCCACGCCATTTTTCATCTTGAATTTGTCGATCACGCCTCCCAGCAGCGACCGAAGTAGATTGCCAATGTTTGATAAATTGAACATTTTCGTTTTAGTTTATTTTTTCTTAATTGCCGGCAATGCATCCCTGATCAATGACCAGATCATCACGCCGGTTACTTCTTCGATGTTCTCTATGTTACTTTTGAATTCCGCGATAACCACCGGTACCGAAAAGATATAGGGCATCGGAATGCTATAGACCACTTCGATACCGCGGCAAGCCAGGAAACCAATCATGTACGCGGTCAGCTTCGCACCGGTTCGCCACAATTTTGCAGCTGTAATGTCTTCACCGCGCTTTTTCGCGGCCATTACTCCAGTTATAGAGTCAAAAAATACAAGTGCTACCATCAGCCAGATAAAGGACTGAATCGGCAGGACAAAGTAGGACAGCCACCCCCCCAACGTGGCAAAAACCCCCATCCAAAAATCACTTTCGAATAATCTCATGTTCATGGGCAAATAATTAAAGTACTTTGTTTTTGCTTTCATGAAACCTGTACTTTTTCCTAATTCAAATCAAAAGCAAACTTTAGCGTCTTTTCGTGCTGCGCCGGTGTTCGGCCTCCGTGCCAGGGGGGTAGCACTTCGATAAATTTATCTTCGTCGACTTGGAAGCGACTTTCTAGCCGATCGGGCCATTCTGATAGAATCACAATTCTATAATCGCCGGGCGATAGCCTTTCAATGTAACCATGGTAATCTTTGTCGGGCTTGACCTTACCTATGGACCCATTTTCCCAATCGTAATTGTTGTTTACATATGGTGTTATCTCAATATTTTCTTCGCCTGGGATCCGGTGACGGAAAGCTATCAAAATGGCTTCCTTGTCATTGCGATTGAATAACCATCCGAATAACCCGCGGTACCAGGTAATACCACCCACTTTCAACCATTCCTTTTTCCGATCGCCAAGCGCTTCTATTTGTTCTGCAGACAAAATGAAACTCGAACTGATATTAAAAGTGAAATCAATACGATTGAGTTTCTTTGTCTTCCCGATCAGAAAGGACCACGACCATATAGGCGATGAGGCTTTTTTCCCAGTCTTGAAGGTGTAGGTAGCCATCATTCAATCTTGAAAGTGTTAATCAAAATTCGCGGCTTAACGTGATTGATATACATATCCATTATGTATTTCGAAATTTCCAAATAACCTCCATAATCATAATGAAGCTGATCACCGCTTAAGGTAAAATTGCTCGGCTCAGTATCGAGGTAGTAGACATCTTTCGCAGTAGCTGCAATGTTCTTTTGGGCTGTTACGATGTTGTTAATATAAGGGTAAGAACCTATAGGAATGTTTGGATTCGTCCCGATTATAATAACCGGAATATCATAACCCAAAGCTGCCCTTAAGTCGCTTAACATTGAATTGAAATCCGCTTCCCACTGTAGGCTGTTTGCCTCGGTATCCCCTGCCTCCGCTTCGCCCTGGCACCAAATCGCCACACTGGCGGGCCAGAATATTTCGGAATTAGTATACCGTGTATACATGGTATCTATCATTAATTTTAGGTCTGAGCCGCCGCCAAACCAAAAGATGCTACTTGCATACGGGACAAGCGCCGTTCCGCCCCGGGTGCATTTCCAGACGACGTATTCGAGCGAATCCTGATCATGCTGTTCCAGCATTTTACCAAAGAAAATGTCAATGCCGGTCATTTCTTCCTGCCCCGCCTTAACCGCTACAGAAAAGTTGTTACCCGGATCGAGCGGAACAATCTGATTTATTTCATCATCATACCCCAGGGTCGTAGTAGCTTGAAAGTAGTTTTCTACATTATAGTCCACTGAATCCAATCGCCCGTCCGCGTTGGACTGCCCCAGCAGGAAAATAGGAACATGCTTTTGCCCGTTGGCACTCAGCCCGGCCAGCATCACTAAGACAAATAAGATATTCTTCATTAGTTTAATTTTTGGATTAGGTCATTAATGGCGGCGTTTATTCTGGAAACCTCCGTTGCGGTGAACTCTGTAGCAACGTAAAAGACATACATTGAATGTTGAATCGGATCTACTGCAGACCCGTTATTCAGTGCGTGCACATACCAATCTCCGCCAGCTGGTGCCGCCGATGTAGTAGATTGCGTAGTCACTGAGGTTCCATTCTGATACAGTTCAACCGTACTTGCGTCATTCCTTTGAAAATGGAAATAACTGGCTCCCGGGGTGATGGCGATCGCAGACGTTTCACCACCGTTTACGATAAATTTGACGTTGTTTCCACCTCCTGTTTTTTCGACCCTAGAACTACTTTGGCGGCCCATGTAGAATTCACGCCCGGGCGCATCAGTTTGGGGTACATAAAACCCATAACTCGCACTATCCCGCTGGAAATGCGTTGCATCTGCGGACGCATCCCAATTGCTATCAATGTATCCGGTCCCATCCTGTGGAACCCAGCCAAGAAGGGGATTCCATATGATATTGCCTTCTGCTGTTGCTACATCCTGGGTTGTGTCTACCAAGTTGATTAAGGAAAATGCACCGCCAGGCGAGTCACCCAGGTAGATATACAGCAAGTCCATTTTAGCCAAAGTCGTATCGTGGAGATCATTCATGAAATCGCTGTGCGCATCCTGTGTGTACTTACAGGGTAGTCCGATAGAGTTGTTTTGTGCGTAAGTCAACGCATCCAGATAGTATGAATTACCTGTATCTATCGGCGTTTCAGTGGAAATTGAAGAGGGTATATAGGAAAGTACTTTTTGCGCGTCTCCATCTACATAAAAGGTAGCTGCGAAATTCCCCTCTGATATATCGTAAAAAGGGCATGACTGATCACCAAAGGGAGCCTTCATTGAATTCGGAAGCTGGAACCCACCACCATTATCCGAAATGTCTAAATAATAGACAGTGTTGTTTAACAGATTGTCAAATGTGACAACGTGGTTGGAATCTCCCTGTAGGTCATATTGATAGATATTACCTCGACTAAAATCAAAAGTATCTGAAGTTGCCGCGGCAACTCTCGTAATTCTTGCCGTATCTGCATTGAGAAAGTTACCTTCCGGAACAAAAATTATCTGTCCATCCTGGAAAATCATTTTACTTGATTCCCGCGTCTGATTCAAAAAATAATGCGTGGTGTCCGTATCGCGGATAACTGTTATCGTATCCTCATTGAATTGAATATCGAAGTTAGTTCCGCCGGTAACTTCGAATTTTTTCCAACTCGCGGTAGTAGGTTTATAATACCAATGTTCATCCAGACTTTGCACCCAAACCAAATGCCCCGGGTTTGGGAATGCCACCGCGGAAGTATCAGATAGATTAAGCAAAGTGTCCCGGGTGTCAATGGGCGCCGCTGTATTTACCTCAAAATTGGTATTGACAGTAATTTGCCCCCAACATAAAAGCGGAATTGCAGCAATCAGTATGGATAATATACGTCTCATGATCATCTGATAAATTGATAGTCAAAACCACTTGCTGTAGTGGTACTATTGAGCTTATAAAGCCGATAAAAAACACCTGTCCAATTGTTCGTTAATCCAGTTGAACCAACCGTTATGGTAAATTCGGTGAAACTGGAAGTCACATCAAATCCGTTATGATCAAGGATTTGACTAAGATTATTGTCGGCCCAGTTTACCGGAAAAGCGTAGTACATGAATTCGTTTGTGCCGGTAAAAGTGACGGTTTTGTCTCCTTCGTCTTCAACTAGCTTGGTCAGGACCGTGTATGGATCTCCGGTAGAACTCAGGTCGGTTGCACTCATTCCGTAAAACACCGGGTAAATCCCCTTAATGCTTCTGGTTGTGCTGGTTGCGGTTCCGGATTCATCCCCGGAATAATCTTGCTCCGCCTGGAAGGAATAATCCAATTCGGTATAGTCGCCGCTTGGCGTTTGATTCGGTGCAAAGGTGATCGGCTGGGAATAAGTCGTTGCGGCAGCAAAGGAATTAATCGATGTAGAGGGCCCCGGGACGGTCCTATTTAAATTACCATTCGACAAAGTAGATCCGCCGGAATTCGTTGTAGATCCGGAAAGGGTAATTGCATTACTTGTACCCACTTCATAGACCGTTGTCGACGGGCTCAAACCAAGCGAGATTGTAGGCGCCGAAAAGTACCAGTATTCCAAAAAGTCATTTACTGTTGATCCCCCTATATTGACGCCAACGGTCGGCACCCTCAGTATAGGGCGATTAGAATCAAAAGCATTTGATCCCCCGCCTCCGCTACTACTTGCGCCTCCTGTTCTGCTGGTGCCCACATTTACATAAATATATTCTCCCAGCTGCCGGAATAGTCGGACACTATCGGAATCAGGGGTAAGGCTTACGGTATTGGCTGGGGATGGATCAGGTACGTAGTAATATTGACCATCGGCTAAAGTGGGCCAGTCAATAAATAGATCTTTCGGGTATCGCCCACCGGTGGCAACAATATTCCATTCTTCACCACAGGACACACAGGCCGACGTAGATAAAAACATGTGAGTCGGGAAAGTATCGCTTTTAGCGAAGGCGAAAGTGCCATCCGTTTCTAAGTATGCCCCCTTCCCTGGGGATGCAGTTATCAAATTACGGGATAAGATCAATTCCCCGCCTACGTGATCCCATGTAGTATCCTGGTGATTGAATGTAAATACCAGATTCGTGCTATCTATTTTGAACAACTTGCAATTAGACTGATAAGGCGAAGTGAGCATTTCTTCCAGGCTACCGACACATATTTCAGAACTCGCACCGGAATTTTCAATGATGCAGCTGTCAATTCGAGCCAGGTTATAGGCATTGGCGTAAGCCATAATTGCCGGGGAAAGGCTATTCGTTTCGACCGATTGCACCGGTATTAGGCCGCATTGATTAGTAGGCTTAGAAACTAACACGGTACCGGTAGGTAGAATCAAAGTACTGGTGCTGAATACATCGGTCAATTGCTTGATTTCCACATTGGCGTTCCATCCGGTACTATCCAGGAAAACCGATGAAACGGTTGATATTTCGTAGATGTATCCGGAACCGGTGACAATAGTCATTCCGGCTTGTACTCCAGACAGGTTAAAAAGGTAACTACTTGTGATATTGTTCCCATTCGTCAGCGTACCGGTCATATCCGAACCACCGCCAATAGAAAAGCTAGTTGCATCCGCCTTTAGCATGAAATTGGCGTAGATCTCCAGTACATTTGAGTTATCGGCATCACCGGATTGACCATATATCAGGACCGGCAGCAAAAACAGTATCAGTAATTTGAAATTCTTCATGCTAGTGCTTTTGTGAAAGGTTGCTAATGACCACCGGGCTTCCATCGGTCATAGTGTTCGCCGATGTAATAGTCAGGGTAAGCACCCCTGCTGCCCAGGCATGTTGCAATTGGAGCCCGCCTGATATTGGCGATCCGATCAGTGTTTTGGTGTAATTGTTACCGATATCATAATAGGCGCCATCGGCTTTACTTCCATTCAGCGAATTGGTGTTACCGCCGTTGTTGGCCGTATTGATGGAGATGATTGTACTACCGCCGCCGGTGACATTGATTGTCCCGCCCGTTTCATTATGCACAAACTCAATGACCGCGATGTCATCCCCGGCCGGCACAACAAAAAGGTAATCCCCGGCTCCGTTTTTAGTGTAGCCGGTTGCAAACGGATCATACGTGGCATAAACCCGGAAATCATCGCCACCTTCATACCATGCAAATGGCTTTAGTCCTGTGGTTTCATTACAGAGATTCCGGACTTCGACTAATGCCGCTTCCAGTTGCGCACAGGTAAGGCTACCGCCTGATTCACTGGGTAAAACTATATTTGAACATTCTGCCATAGTCAATAATTAGGTTCGCACAAATGCAATTGTATTTCTATAGTCATCGGGCAGCCTGATCCATCGTCGAATAGGGTACCGTCCGGCTGTACTAAATCAAATTGGAATACCCCTGATTCGGGGAATATATTTGGGATTGTGAAAGTGTTTTCAATAATTCCGACTATAAGGGCCGTCCGGGTACCGCCATTGATGTAGGCCCGCAGCTCATGGTTGCCATTCTGTGTAGGATGGGCGATTATATCAAAGGAAGTGGCACTATGTAGAAATTCACCCTGTTTCATCGGTATATTTTAGTGATCAGGAAATTGGCGATGGGTACCGAAAGGCACTCAATCAAAAGCACGTCAACCAGGGCCAAAGGCGTCACGTAGTTCATTACATATATGCTCAAAAGAACTACTATGATAGTTGTCACCCGGAACCCCAAACACATAGCACATATCCAGCCGGTGAATGATTTACCGTAAGTAGCCAATGCCCAATAAAACTCAACTGATTTTTCGATACGATCCGGGAAGTGATCAATAGATTTTATCCTACTCCATTCCTCTTCTAACTCTTTATTTTGGGTCTTCTTTACAATCCGATCAGCCATTCCCTTGCGGATAAATCCAAGCAAATGCCCGTAATCCATGGCACTATCGATCATTTGAGTGGCCAAGGCCCCAGTGATTGCCGAAACGATTGTTATTACTGCTATGATCCAAAGTATTTCCATTGTCAGTTATGTTCTACACAGTCACCGGCTATACAGTCCACACATGACCCCTCAATCGGGTTTGTTGTGCCATCCGATGCCGGATTGGATGAGGATTTTTCGCCCTGTGCAACCGGTATGTTTTCGCCCTCCGGACCGCATGGCGGATTGGCGCATAATTGAATACACCGACTACTGCAGGAGACCGGCACGCTTACCTCGAAAATGATTCGTATGATCGTTGCATCTTTTTGTAATTGTTCTTCAGTCTCTTCAAAATAAATTCGCTCCGACTGATCGGTTGCTAATTGAATCAGACAACACGGAGTATTGTACACCGCATTCATGCAGAATTCCAGCAATGTTGCTTTCGAGCAATCCGAACACCAAGCAATTAACTTGAATTGCTGTTTCATGAAATCATGGGATCCAGGGCCCAACCCCGGAATGAAAATGGCGTCGGCTAAAATCGGCTCGATAAATGCATAATTGGCGATCGTATCCGTAAGGCCTTGAAATTCGCTTTCGATGAACGGGTCATAGATATAGATGTAGTCCGGGAAAAGCTGATTGTTCACCCGGAGACTCTCTCGTAACTTCATCAATACCGTTCTAATCGATTTTGTCATTTCAATATGTCTTCTAAGAGCTCATCCGTATAGATTTCGACAACATTGTCTTCTTCCTGTTTACTCATTCCCCAAATGTCCTGCCTGGTCTGTGCCTGTTGCCCATTAGCAATGATTCTGAATTTATCCTGGAAAAAACCGTAAGCGGGTTTTCCCTTAAAAGTCCCGACTCCGTATCCCCGGAGGTTTCTACGGAGGTCTCCCGTGAAATCCAGGTTTTTTATATCGGTTCTCCGCCCCTTTTGATCTCGTTTCCGGCCATGTTGCAACGAATACCGTCCTGCCGGGAAACGACGCTTTGCAAATGTTCTCAATGGAGAATTATCCGACGCTAGGCCTTTCTGATGGATACGCTTTTTCTGATCCCTCTCGAGATTTGTTAATGCCAACCAGGCGGCCCGACTGTCAATATTCGGGTCCGATAAACGCACAATCATCCGGTCCAGGAATTCGGCCATTATCTACGACTTCGCCTTGTAAGGGTGCTAGAACGCGAACGCCGGGTAAACGTTCTTTTACTGCCCGAAACACGAACCGAAGAAGTTGACCGCCTTGTCAAGGATCTTGCTGCAACCGCAGGCTTTGCAACTGCTGTTGTCTTTTTGATGCACCCACACATAGTAGAATTTTTGATTAGTAATAATTATTCACACGGCGATTCCGGTTATACCTTCTGATGGGCCGAACTGTATCGCCAATAATCATCTGAGTCGGAGCAAATACCCGGGAGTGGCTTGAAGTGGCATTCCTGATCGCTACTTCAACCACCTGAGCCAATAGGCGCCAGTATTCTCCTTTTTCCGGCCGCCCCGTTATTGGTTCGGTGCCGCCGTACCACATGCGAAGTAAATCGCCCGCTTCTTCCTTGCTGTTTCTCGAATATGGGTTTGCTCGGTCGGAAACCATTACCGCTTGCATGATGTAAGCCCCTGACCGATAAAGCAGCGCTGTTGCCAATTCATTTCGGTACTGACAAATCAATTCGTTTGGATCTCCTTTGCAGCTGATCGCCGCGGTAATGCCATTCAAGGAGTTGGTATAAGAAAAAACCGGTGCCGGACTGTCTTCAGCCGCAATTCCTTTGGCGGAAACGCAATTATTGCAATAACAATGGCAGCTATTGTCGACCCCGCCCGGTAAATCACTCCAGGAACTGGTATCATAAACCTGAATGCTCGTACTATCATACCACACCCGTAAATTGTGCTCGAAAGACACATCTAATCGAACTCGATTTACTCCGATTGAAAAATCAATGCCGGTTTTGCTCTGAATTTCCCCGTCGTCGACCTGGTAATAGATAGTTTGACCGGTGCCCGCTGCCGACGCCCGTAGCTGGATATACTCTACGTACCCGTAGATATATCGATCATGCGGGTCGTAAACTTCGTACTCTGTACCAACCAAGGTATCCGGAGCCGTTAAGACACTCTTTTGCTGCAATCCGACGATCTCCGACCCAATGAGCTCCTTGAATAACTGCCTAGCCCGGAATAGCTGGAGGAAATCACGAACGACAAATTGCTGAGACACCTTGATCGCTTTTCGCAGCAAGGAAGCACCCTTTTGTTCTTCGTGATCGGCGATTTTGGTCGCATTCAGCAGATTAATACCAGGTAAGTCGCTGATATAGTACAGCGGCAAATCGGTGCTATTTGCCGGCGGTCCATCCGGGCACCAAACCCCAACGGTATTATCCAGGCAATCAGCCATTACTGATACTCGACTTGAAAGTTTACCGCGTACACTTCATTTCCTTCCAAATATTGATTTGATTCATCCCTGGTACGCTTGGAATTAGTGAGAATGCAAATCATATTGATCGTTTGGGCCGTGTCCAGTTTCAGTACATTCGGAACATAAGTTCCAGAAATGTAAGTGCCCAAAGCAGCGATCAAGGCGGTAAAAGCGGTTGTATCACTGGCCGGGTCATCGATCGCAGCGGCCGCTAATTGAGTCGTGCCGTTGATTCGGATGGTATCACCGGTAAAAGTGATGGTAGTGGCCGGAATAGTAGCACCAGACGGAACAAAAACCCCGCTTCGACTGGTAGTTTCTAATGTTAAAGCCATGTTTTAAGAGTTAAAGAGGGCGGGAAGGTATTACCCTTCCCGTACCCGCCATATGATTAGAAAAACCAACGTCGTTATTATCCGCCAATCGCGTAAGAGGCACAATCCCATTCTCCGCAACCAGCGATCCAGTGCAAACGGCGATTCCACGGCCATACAGCCGCGCCGCCGGTGTAGGCTACATCCGGAATGTGGAACAGGTCATAATGCTTGGAAAGGACCAGTTTCCACACTTCGTTACATTCGTCGTACTTGATTTGAAAATCGAAGGTGTGTCCGAGTGCTTCAATAGTAGTTTTGGTATAGTTGGGATTGTTGAATTTTTCTCGGTAACCGGTGTACCGGAACCATTCTAACAACGAGAAATTACCCGGCGTCCAGGCAATCATGTGAGAATTGGTATCCGTTTCAATACCCTGTACGGTAGTATCTACATCAAAATCCGTGAAAACAGTTGCACCATGTAGGGCAGCAGCCGGATTATCGGAAGCACTTACCGCATTGGATCCAAGGCCGCCAACAACTCTGGTATCCATAAAGGTCGACAGAATATCACCACCAACAACGATAGGTGAACGGTCAGTTGCGTACATTTTCCGAAACTGACTCTTCACTGCTCCGAAGGCCGCCGGGTTAGCATAGCCGGCCGGGTTCAAGATGTTTAGTGTCCGGGCTGTACCGCCAGTGGATGCGGTAGTACCGTCAGCGTAGTTACCTAAAGTAGCATATGCCGAAGTGATCAGCTGTACATTGGTGGCCCGAAGAAGATCGCGGGCCATTAATTCAATTTCCAGACCGATTCGCTCATTAGGGGTTTCGCAAAGATCGTCGAAATCATCCTCGATAATATCCCGAGCCAATGCCACCGTATGATCCAAATCAATATCCAGGTATTCGTAGGGATCAACGCTATCGGTGTGATCCGCACAAAGCCCCGGTTTGGTCGTAGCAGCAGTATTGCGAACAGGCCGAAGGTATTTAAGTTCTACCCGCGGCCGTGCTCCCGCACCGGACTGCGGACTGCCTTTACCCGGTAATTGCGCTCGGGTTACGATCGGTTCGAGACCGCGTGTATTGGCCGTGCTTTTGAGGGCTTGAAGAAAACCAAAATCTTCTGAAATTCGTCCGGGGTCTTCCGAACTTACCATTTCAAGCGACTTCTGAATGTTGAGACAACAAAGATCGCTCGTACTCGCTTGAGCACCCATATCTTTAGAATTGTGTAATGGTCAACAAAAAGGTTAATGCATTTGGTGGGCGCATACCCTGTTGTTACGCGTTGGTGGGTGCGTTACCCATTACACCAATTGGTAGGCTGATGTGACCCAAACAAATATGAAGAAACAATCCTTAGCGCTTCTTTTTCCCGTAATCTGCCATTCTCGCTTCTAAGGCACTTGTTGCTTTAAATTTCTTACCATTGTCCCCGCTTCCGCCGTTTCCACCATTCCCATTTTGCCGGTTTGGCAGCCGGAAGTTACCAGGCTGACCGTTCGATTCCTTCAATACGCCGAAATCTTTCGCCATCTCCAGCACTGGTTCTTTCAGGTTATCATATACCCCTTCTCCACTTAAATTTACGGCCTTGCTTGTACCGTCAAGGTCAAGCAAAGCACCATCGGCGGCAATATTCCACTTCTCTTCCAATTCCCGACGTACATGACTTTCAAATAGCTTCTGACCTTTGCCATCTACTCCATATTCAATACTCTTAAAAACAGTTGCGAAAGCCTGGTTTTTGTCGTAGCCGGCAATCTTTTTGTTGTAATCCGCCTCCAGTGCAGCAACTTTCGTTTCATGATCCTTCACGGTCTTAGAATGCTTGTCTTGCCATTCGCGCAGCTTGGCAGCCACTTCCTCATACTTGGTCTTAAATTCAGAATCGTCACCGGATCCACTGGTGATCTTTTCAACTACCATTTCGGATACCTTCTCAAAACCAAGTTCCTCGGCTTCATTACCGGAAATGTCCAGATTGGCCGATTGGGCTAACTTACGCGATAGCTGTTTGGTAACAACCAGGCCTTTAGTATTGACCTGTTTGGTAATGTCATCTTTCAATTTTGATTTCCAAACCGCTGCCCGACCTTCCTGGTATTTTTTGAAAGCCGCATCAAAGTCAAAATCTTCTTTCGGCTCATCTGCCAAAAGTTGTTCTCTCAATTCCGTTGGTGTTCCTACCCGGTCAAGGAACTTCTTTAAAAGCTCACTCATTTATACTTCTTTATTTTCGTTTGCGGCTGTTTCTGAGGTTGTAGTAGTCGCTTTTTTCCGGCGACCGCGCTTTTTCGCTGGTGGGGCCTTTGGATTCTCTTCTGGCTTTGGTGCGTATTCCTCGAAATACAAGTATGCTTCCTCGACTCTACAGTAACTGCCCCCCTTGCTGACATGATTATAGGTCAAGTAATTTTCAGCAAGCTTTTCCTTAACTTCAATTTCTCCTTTAAGAGCGTGAATTATTGTCACTGTTTTTGCATCCATGTTGCAAATTTTGATTCAAAAATAAGTTTTAAATTGATAAAATCAAAACACCCTACTCTTTCCCGGCGCCATCAGGGTCGAATTTCTTTAGTTCATCCAGGCCTTTTCGGATTTCTTCCAAGCGTTTTTTATCCGACCTGGTAAGCGGCACAAAAATCATGTCATGTCGACAATTGTACCCACCTCGATGAATGGCAAAGGTCTCTGCAGTAGTTTCCGGCCGCCATCCGGGATTGTCTTTTGAGCGCTTGACAATCTCCGGAATTGCTTCGACGGGATAAACAGATTCATCAATACTAAGATCTGCATATCTACCGGTACCCTCAACCAGATCAATACAAGTCTGCCGGGAAGTACGAATCAAGCTTCCAGAATAGAAGAAGCCGTCTAAGTCGTTTTCTTTCGCCATTTGCCAATTAACATAACCGGCATAACCGCTTAAAAGATCGGTGGAAACCTGCCTGGAGTATCTTGCCAGCTGGCCGCCTGACTCCGTTTCGCCTCGAACATACTTCCGTAGAATTTCTACGGCATCGGTAAGCGGCATATTGGTCTCGATTGCCTGGAACATTTGGCGTTGAAGAGGGAGTAAGTATTGAGTTTCCAGGCCTTTTAAGTCTTTGAGAGATTTTACCACGATGTTGATCGCCTGCCGCTTTGCCACTCGAGTATCAGCTGCTACAAATCCATCACCAACAATTTCACCGTAGATATCTCGAGATAAAGTATCTACCTGATCAAATTTAGGTAGAAACAAATCTACCTTTTTAGGTAAAGTGCTTTTCTGAAGTACCCGGCGAGTTTTTCGGGTAATGTCCTGCAGTGTTCGGGTAGAATTTTGATCTTTCTGGATCCGGCCATCTTTAACGGTAAATCCGCGGATGATTTTAAGAAAGGAAGACCAAAGGGAAGTCTCTGTTGATTTTACATCATCGATGAATTGATCATCGGCAGTGAGTAGTAATTCAAGGCGCTGCCGGATCTTGTCGATCAATCCATTTTTACCTTGAACCATATTTATCCGGTTTCACCGGCACGTTGTCCGGAATTAAAATCCAAATCTGATACACTACCCGGCTGATCCGGCAACATGGTTTCCAAAACCATATCAGCCTTAGTAAAGGCATTCTGTTTATCCAATTTCAAAAACGCTTCTGCTCCGACTTCATCAAGTATGTCCTTAAAGATGATAAAGGCATTGTCCTTTTTGATCAGGTCTTTGGCCTGGTATACACCCCATCCCAGGTTAAGAGATATTTCACTTTCGGAATTGAGTAATATCGGAGCCCATTGCAACGTAAGCTGATAGACCTTCAAAAGCGGCTGATCCGCTGAATATTTCTTTGCATACAGGTCCATTTGGGATTGGAACCGATCCGCCGGCAGTGCATTTTGTGCATTTTCCTCTAAAATTGCCTGACTGGTGTACTGCAGATCGGTCGGCATGCGCATCCGCGGAGACTGTCGGCGACCTTCATCGACCACCAAAAGCCCTTCGACAATCTCCAGATGACGAGACATAATGCCGAAAAAGTTATCAGATACAGCCCGCAATAGGTCGTTCAAGTCTTCGAGTCGAATAGCCTTCGCAATACCAGATTCACCAACATTTTCGAGCAAATCCAACCCGATTGCTTTTTTTGCCCGGGTGAATAAATCCCATGGCACTTCATAACTGTGCTGCATGGTGCCTTCCGGCGGTGTGACATACTCAATTGTCGGCCGATTATCGACCGGTCCGCCCATATTGGCCCCATCTTCCCGAATTAGCACCTGGTAAGGACCAGGATTCGGAATATAGCTAGTTCCTTCGCAAGTAGCACAAGTGCTTTTAGTTGGATTACCTTCTGCATCTTGTTCCAAAACGCTCCCGTTCCGGCACTGCGAATTGGTACATGGTATTTTTGCCATCACCATTTTCGGGTGATTGTGCTGCATCCGGACCGCCTGGTTATCGGAAAACGCCATTACCACTTCATCGGCCAATTCATAGTAGGAACGTAGAAAGGATTCGAAGTAAAGATCCATTTCGTCAAACGAACCGCGATCCTCACTGTAAAACCTTACATCTCCGGGACGAGAGGCGACGCCACCCAAAACATTAACGGGCAACTTTTTTAGATCATGGAAATACCACAATTCTAACTCATAGGTAAATCCAGAATTTCCCGTTGCACTTTTTACCGGGATGTACCGGGCATACTTCTCATGATCGACCAAAAAATAATAGGGTTCCTCATGATCTTTATCGACCGTCCATTGACCTGCATTCCAGGCAAAAATGTCATTGTCGTGCCATTGGATTTTACCAGAAGAGACAAAAATATTGATTGGTTCAACCTTTTGATTAGACGGGACGCCACCTTCGGTTTCCGGTGCGATCGGTGGCGTATATGGATCACCTGGCACGGTCGGAAACGGCAGCAGTACGGCGTTAGGGTCTTCGATCATCATTGGCAAAACCAACTGATACATGAAGGAATTCATGGTAATCGGCCGCCCTTTAACCCGGAACGGTTTTTCTTCCAGCCACTCGTTCAGGGAATCACTTACCGTCGATTGGTCCAGTGTTATACCATGCTCAACGAATATCCGACTGACTTTAGCGATCCATTTCCAAGTACCTTCTGAAGTGATATCTCTACGCACATCATCACGAAAATCCTTTACCTGTTCCGATTCGTTTGGTCGGTTGATGTCAAATAAATCATTGCGTTCCATTCTGCGCATATGCCGGGCCGCTTGACTTTGCACATCACGCCAGTATGTTAATAATTCCGGGTCCTCTTTGTAGAACTTCGGATATACCGCAATAAAATCTTCTATCAACATCAGAAAAGGATTAGAGCGGGACTAAAGCCCGCTCAATAACATATACTATGAGACACACTGTTAAGCTAAAGCACTGAACACTCCAGGCAACAATGCAGCTTCCATTACACCGGTTTTCTTAATCGAAAACTGGGTAGTCCAAACCGCTTTTCTTTGTTCGCCTTCGCTCAAATGCGGCGGAGTGGTAACGGAAAACTCAAAGCCCGGGTTAGAGTTTGCAACAGTAGCCGGGGCACCACCGCCAACCTGGTCCATCCATTGATCATCTATGTAAAACAATGGTCCCGTATTGTCACAATCCGGCAACATAATGCGGTAGCTGCTAACGTAGCGGAATACATCACGCCAATAGGTAACGGAATCCGGAACATTGTTGGTAAACCCACCAAATTGATAGGTCGTAAAGTCAACCAAGTAATTACCTTCACCAGGGATTTCTCGCCCGCAACCGGTAATTTCAAATGAACTCGTAGTCGGGGGGTTAATTACAGCCTTCCCTTCCGGCGAAAGTCGAACATCGCCAGACGTAACAGCAGCCGTCCATTCTGAAACGTCCAAAATGTCGGTAAACTGGTAGTCGCATTTAATTAATGTAAAGTGGTTGAAACCAAAGTTTCTGAAAAGATCTTCGCAGCCGTGATAGCTTGAGGGCGGATCCTGAATGGTTCCGCAAGTTTGTGCGCAAATGGCAGCCATGTTGTCTACTTTTTGATTAAAAATTGCCGCTATTCTTCCTCGGCGGCTACGTTTTCCTGATCATTGGCGGGCTGCCCAATGTATTCGCTTTTCTCCAAAACAGCTTCAGCCTCTTCGACTGATAATTGTGTCCATCCCATGCGGGTGTAAATCTCCTTACCGGCTTCGTATTCTTCGACTGGTAAAGCGGTAGTACGGCCGTTGGTATGCTTCAAAACAACTATTTCAGAGATATTTTCTTTCATGGTCCTATACAAGTTACATCAATACATTCAACGCAATTTGCCTGGATGGGAACGGGGGCGATAAATGGATTTTCCACAGTGATATTATTCCGGCATTGCAGATCCACACCACAACTTCTTGTCATTTCGATATCGAATAGGAATTGGCGCCCTGCCTGAGCCCCTAACCGGTTATCGACCGAAAAATCATTGATCTCGAATAGCATATCATCGGCGAAAATCTGTCCTCCAGGCACCCAAACCCGGGAAATGACATTTTTCATAAATGCCGGCACCATTCTTTCAAGCACTACCCGATATCCTTCTGTTACTGTCACTGTCGACACCCTTCCGTTGAAGGATTCCTTTGATACGTTATCTTCCCAATCCAGTAACGATGCATAAATATACATAGAATTACTGAATTGCAACTGTGTTGCATTTTTTCCTATCCAGGCCTCCGGTAAACCGTAGTATTGATTAAAACAATCGAAGGTGTCATAGGTGCTTTCAATCTTCACCAGATAATCGCATACGCTTGCAACTCGAAAGTGATTGGTACAAAGCTGCTTTACTTCGCTACTGCCGGCATCCAAAAGCCTAATCTTGAAGTAAAAGCATTCCAAACTATCGAAAATCGATTGGCTCATGTCGATTTCAACCGTCTGATACGAATCAAATCCGCCGTTTATCGTGCCAACACCCCAATCCGAAGCAAAATCACCAATAGTAGTACTGACCCTAGTGTTCGTTTTAGCGTTCCATAGCTCCCATATGACCCAATCACCGATTCCCAGCGTTGGCGCCATGGGATCAGTGTTTACAAAGTCCGTGAACCGGGTTTGTAGCATGAATTTTTGATCGCGGAGAACAGGAATGAAATAGGGGTTGTCTGTTTGGCACAAATTGCAATTCCAAATGGCGTCGCAATCGGTGATTATGCCTTGGCGATTTGTTTTATCGCATTCGAGTATGCGCAAATCACAATGCATGAACGTTCGTGATTCAATATTTTGGCATCCTGAGCCCTCTATCTGGTTAAAAAAGAATTCTGCCATTATATTGCCCTTAGATTAAACGAAGTCGGCCCGATCGTACCGTTATAGCTATCCAATGCCGCCCCTACCGCCGGGGTTGGAATCTGCATGACGACACTACCGTCCGGTAGGTAACTACACGTTTCCATTGTCGTTGTGTCGGTCAATTGAATTTCAAAAGTGAAAGACACTTCATAAATATTATCATGCACCCTGGAAAGGCCTTGCCCCGGGTCGTTATCTACGATCAAGAATTCCTTACCGGTAATTTGCCCGACCAAACCACCAATCCCTGTCATTTGAGTATCTAAATAGATCTGAGCTCCATTTTTGACCGTCACAAACACTTTTGGAGTGCCCATTGAATACCCGGCCGGTAAAATGAAATCAATCAAATCTACCAGTAAATTGAATCCGAAATCGGTCCAATAGAAATGGCTGATCTGAACATCAATTGTCGTTGCCACGCATGCCCCTACGTCGGGAACAGTGAGGTTATTGTGCTTGGCGATTGCTCCAACACAGTAATTAGAAATTGGCAAAAGCCTGGTGTTAATGGTTACCTGGGCCTGACCGCCAGTAAAGTCGGGATCAGCGGAAACTATATAATCGCTATCCAACTGGGCAAAATTTGCATTGTCGAATGGGTTTTGTTCCTGCCATCGATTATCCCCGATTACCTCTTCGGATATCAAGGGGATAAACGAGTAATTTTCGGGGTTAGGATCATCGTATTGGAAAGTATAGGTAACCAACTCAGTAATCCCCAGGTCGACACAGACCCCATTTGCAACATTATTTCCATCCTGGTCCTCGATAGAAACCAATGAAATTTTATCAGCCCCGCCGGCATCTTCAAAATCCATGATGGTCAATGACGTAGGAATAACCACATATCCAATGACTGGATCCGCCGGGGGTACTTCATAAGAAAATTTGAAGACGATGGTGATATACACCGTTTTTCCGGCAAGGCTTTCGGGCACCCGGTAGATGATATTCACATTCACCTGGTCCGTATCGTTGTCGATCATGCTATCCGGTACGGGCGTAGCTAGGGTTTCAATATCTAATTCGGATGGTAGGTTTTCAGTAATCAGGCTTAGAACACCAACGAAAGACGAATCAAAATTGCCGGTCCGGCCAAAAGTGTGCATGCTTTGGGTGTGCGTCTCTTTATCGATCGATACAGCCACCCCGACCCGCTCCAATGGTGCGACACCACTAAGGCAATTAGTTTGGTGGAATGTACTCGCATCATCATACGAATACATCGAAATTCCTATATTCCCGTTTGGTGAACTTCCCGTTAGTGTCATAAATAAAAAAACCAGCTCCTTTTATGGACGCTGGTTCCCTATTAATATATTATCATGTCTAATAACACCCTAATTTAAGAACAAATCCTGCATACTTTCAAATTTCTAAACGAAATATTTTTTTTAGTGAAGTTGATATTGATGGAATCGGCCAAAGCAACGCCAAATTCCGTTTGCACACTGGTCCGCATTCCATTTTGGAAGATGAAGTCAACTACTTCGCAAAAATCGTCCGGGTAGTAAGTGATTTCCCCAATATTGTAGCACCGGCGGTTTGTGGTCTGCTCAATGGCATAAAAACGCTGATAAAGACCTTTGGTCAAGGTCTGCCGAAATGAAAGTTCTTGGCAGACGTTAGCGATCCGGATCGGCCGGGCGCTTTTGGGACTAATGGGCAATTTGCTGATATCTACAACATTGCCATATAGATCAAACCCGAAAGGAACAAAACGAAATTTAGGTGGAACATGGCCAAATTGATCAATGGGATCCGGCCAAATGCCCTGCCCCTGGAAATCGGTATCATCCGAAACCAATAATACTTTCGGGGCTTGGGTCATTCCGGAAGTCATATACATGGCCACTTCATCACCGACAAAATTCACCCCATTGTTATCTTCATTAATATCCTGCCAGATCCGCCTCATGGCAGTGGCACTTTCCCCTTTATCCCTAATATTCTCATAATAGGCCTGATCGGCAATAGTATGTAGATTGGAATAGGGAACAGTAACATCAAGACTTCCCTTCAAAGAAGGATCACCCAATTGATTCCATTCCACAATATCAGAGAACAACCATTTTGCCCGCCGGCTGGAGTGATCGACGCTATCGGCTTGGTATTCGAATCGGCCAAAAGCATAATTCGAAGCCAAATCCGGCTGAAATCCAGAAAATCCGGAGATTGTTTTACGGGCGATTTCCGTTGTGAGGTCAAAAAGCGAGGCGTTATTGGTTTGCCACCAGTCATCACGCTCGAATCGCAGTTCCGAAGACGTAATTTCCGTATCCGCATTGAAAAGACCAGCCAGGTTATTCAATAACTCCATGGTGGTTTCAATCGGTGCCCGGGCGTCATCCCAATTCGGCGAACCGTCTTTCGGGTCGTTGTCTACGTCCAAACCTTCTTTGAACTGGGACATAGTGATACCCAATTTTTTGTATTCCGGATAAAGGTCAAAAATGGTATCACTCCGGAAAGTCAATCCGGCTTGCTGGGCATTGTGGACCAGAATTGGATAAATATAAGGGGTGATATGATACCCAAAATGCCGTGAATCCCCGAAATCAGTCGTTGGTAGACCGCCGGTCAACCTGTGCCAAAAGTTAGGATCAATAAAGTACTTTATTTTGGGGTGAACGCCGTTCCTCACAAAGTCGTTTTGCCACCAAGTCCGATTCCGTAGGGCATTGTATTTTTTGAGGGCGTCGGAAATGGTGACCAGTGAAACGGTAGCTTTACATTCAATTGGGTTGAATAGAATATTATCCCCGGACAATTCGAATTTGAATTGTTTCCCATCACAACAATTGGGGACAATCACCGCTTCCCCTTTCGCACCCAGGCCCTGGCAATCGGGATAATATTTGTTGTAAAGATGATTGTAGGCATCGCCGATAATATCGATCGATGAAGTAAGCCCTAAGTTTACCGTCTTACTGGCCGAATCCCGGGAAACCTGGATAATGAAATCACCGCCACCTTCCCGGATGTCACTTACATAGCTTTTACCATCAATTACAAATTCTGCGATCGTCATCCTATCAAATTTTGTTGGTAATCATGCTGACTGGACGCTTTGTTATAGGAGCCAAATATGCCCCCTTCCGTAATACCGAAATTAACCTCAATCTCCTGAATCGATTTCTTTACACGCCGGACCTCATCGATCAATGTTTTGAACTGCTCCTTTGTAATTCCGTTGTCACTCTCTTGCCGCCTTAATCTTTTTGAATCGACTACAAGCGGAGATGGAGAAATCAACTTTGATATGGGTATATCTTGGATGAAAGCCCCCATCTGAGCCAGTTCAACCAACTGCTCATTGCTTAGGGCCCGACCACCCAGGGCTTTATTTTGTTCCGCGGTCAATACCCGTTCGCCGCCGTGCACTTCGATGATATGCCCTTGGTGTGCCGGCCCTGGGATATATTCTTCGGTACCCTTCCGGAATGACGGAATACTACTGAATGCCTGATTCAATTGAATAATGGCAGCGGCTACCGATGCGGCCAATCCAATAGCAGCAGCAATACCGCCAATGGGCCCCAATTCGGCAAAACCGCGAATTACTGCCACAATACCCTGGGATACGGCCACCGCCTGAGCGGCTACAATCGAAGCCCGGTCGATTTGTTCCTGCCGGCGCTGGGCGTCCTCCCGGGCTGCAATCATCTTATCCAATCGTTCTTGTTCCAGCTGCAAGATTTCAGCGTTGCCGCGTTCGGCCAGCACAAGTGCTTTATCTACTCGCTCCTGTTGAACATCAATTAACCGGTCGTACAATTCAATTTGCCTTAATAGGGCATCACTAGCCGCGTTGAATACCTCTGCAGTACCTTGACCGAAAGCGGTCTGGATAGTTTCAATATCATCTAAAGTCTTTAAAAGTTTAGCCTTTCTTTCCGCTTCCAACCGATCAAGCCGGGCGTAAAAGTCTGCTATTCTTTTCAGGAATTCTTTGTTTGACTTTTCCAGGTCTTCAATTGCTGTTTCGGAAGTTATGCTTTCAAGAAAATTCAGCTGCGGCAATTCTCCGCCCAACCCGTCGAGTAGCCCGTCTAAACTGGCTTTAAGCCTTTTTAATTCCAATTCTAATTCGACACGGATCTTTTTCAATTCGTCGATTCCCACTGCCGCCCGAAGTCTTTCTTCATCGGTGGTAGCAGCATTTAGGGCTCTTTGCAGGTTTTGAATTTCCCTGTCTAAAAAGTCGATGGATCCAGCCAAGGCAACGGATGACTCCGCCGTAGCTGCACCGACGGACCGAACGGCAGCAGGCACCTTTGCCTCATACGCTTCAATTTCTGCGAGTAGCTCCGCCCGTCGCGCTGCTACCCGGTCGGAAAAATTGCCTTCTAATCCAGCCAATTCTTCATTGACACCAGCAATTTCCTTCCTGGTTGACTCAATGACTCCAGATATAGCGCTTAATCTACCTAAGCTACCTTCATCCAGCCTTAAAATTGCTTCAGTGAATCCAAGTAATTGATTTAAGATGGGTTCTATACTTCCAACAAAATCCAAAAATGCAACACGAAATGATAGTGCGGTCCTATCTGACACAAGCTGAAATCGTGTCATTATATCTTCCAAGCCTGCAAGATTGGCAATGACATTAATTATTGAACGGTTGATAGAATCAATAAAGGAGGTGATATTTCCCGCCTCGCCACTCGGCAAAAATGGATCAAGCAAAGTTCGAACAAACCGTTGTGCTGAAACGATCAAAATCGTTAGGGAGCGCTGAACTGAAGAAAAGTTTAATCCGGTAGTAAGGCGCCCAAAAAAATCGCCGATTTGCTGAATCAGCGGGGTTAGAGTCCTGGCCACATCTGACCCTATTTTACCTAGGAAAGTGTTGATTTGGTCAAACGCGTTTCCCGCGGCCGTCCCTGACAGCGTTTCCCTGAATGATCGGCCAAAAGCCGTTACCTGAAGTCCGATATCTGCTAATGCTCCCAGGGCAAATGATTTGAACACATTGAATGCTAACCGCCCGCTGGTACGAATGACTCGAAAAAACCGGGATGCAACCCTTTGTGAAGCCCTGAAAGCGTTTCTTACGTTTATGACTGATGTTAAGAAACGATTGTTACGATTGGTTGTAGTATTAATGTCGCTTTTAACATTTTCCAATTGATTAGACACACGAGTCAATGCTTCCGCGTAGGCTTCCGGGTTAGAAGGGTCGAACGTCGTTTGTAGCTCTTCTCTAATACCGGCAGCAGCGGCTTCCGCGTCTTCAATTTCCACGCCCAATTTTTCGAACTCCTTTAAAAAATCCTTGACAACCTTGTTCTCCAGTGCTTCGGTCATCGTCTCCTTGAAACTCTCCGCGGAATCTTCAATGCCATTTACCTCGTCACGGAACTGGATAAGCTCCCTTTTCGCTTTCTGGACTTCTAATTGAAAAGCGACCAGTAAATTCTTTTGGGTAATATCTGCCATGCGTAAGTTGTTGTTTTACGCGGGCTTCCTGATCATTGGCTGGCTGCAGCTTTTTTCAACTGCTTTTCTTCCTCTTCGACTTTATCCTTCAAAGTTAATACAATTTGGAGATATTCGTCAAAGGTCATATTAAGGAGCTCGTCGGCATGCAAATTCATACCTTCCGCCACTTCAAAAAGCGACCGGTTTAATGTTGTGGTGAAGTATTGGAGGTATTCGTTCTGACTAATTGCAAAAATGTCATCGCGGCTCGGGCCGTTTCCGTGTTCAAAAAGCCCAAAACGTCGAAATCGATTTCCGATTGCCTCCATCTCTCGACCTGTTTGAAGCTGGCAGACAAAAAAAAAGCCCGGACCTCTTCGTTTTCCTTTACGAGCTCCGTTTTCAATTGCATGAAATGGGGCTCCATGTCGGTAAGTGATTCACCGGGGTATAGAATAAATGAATTTCCGATCTTTAAGATGTTGTCTTCTACTGCGTAGAGGCTCAAATATGATTTCAAGTGGCCCAGATAGAAATTTGCATTAGAAAAATCACCGGCGTTAAAGGCCTTTTCCTGAAGCGTAACAAATGCCTCCAGGTCTTTGCGCTGAATGCCTAATTGAGTCTCATGTATGGCCATGAAGTACGCCAAAACTCGTTTGTATGGCGCAGCCAGGGGGTTTTCAAAGTACCGCCATTTGATCCCGCCGGCTTTTATTTCTTTCAGAATGAATTTTTCGTTGCGGTCCTTCTTTTTGCGTAATCTCATAATCGTTGCTGTAATTTATTCAAACTGTCGAATTGATCGTCATGAGCTTCTACCGGATCGGTTGACATATGATCCCGAATGTCTGCCGCGTTGTTGATGTCATCGTATCCCCGGGGAAAAACCATGTGAACCAGGTACCGGAAGTTATCAGCCTGGTGAAAACCGTTTTCATCCGATTTCTTGATATTGTCGTTATCGTCCGGCATGGCCGCTTGTAGATCATTGATGAGCGGTGAACAGTCATTTACATGGATGAACACCAGCCCCCGGGTGAATGCATGGTTTACAACCCGCCTGGAGTACCTTAGACGCGGATTCTGATTGCCGGTATGTCGTATCTGTCGATTACTGAGGTCGAAAGCATCTCGTATGATACTGTAATCAGTGTTCATTTCGCCACCCCGACCCAAACCAGCCGATGAATGTCGGGCTTTACCGGAAATATCACCGGTGACAATTAACCCGGCTTCATGTTCCTTATATCCAAACTTCAACATTTCATTGCAAAGTGCTTCTGTACCGCCTTCGACCTCAAAGGACCGGAAGACAAACAGGCCTTTTCCGGGAATGTCCTGGCCGACTGAACACGTACACGGTGATACATTGAAGTCAAATGACAAATAGATCGGCTCGAATGGGTTGATTGTGTATGAATCAATCGTGTGAAGTGAATAATTAAAGGAATTGAACCATGGATCGTCATTCAGAACAATATCCCAATCGCCGTCCAATAGGCGGGCTCGGTCCCCAGCACTTAATTTCATAAGCTGCCGCCGGTACCGGGTAGCAAACCCTTTATCCGGGTTGTCATCTAATCCGAACCGGACTACCTTTTGATAAGGCTTTAATTTAATCGGCCGGCCGGAACGGTCTTTAATGTAGGTCCATTTTACCCAGTTATTAGCCGGATTGCCGGTCATCAATATTTTAGGGGTGTCGTTGATCAGCTTAAACCGGATCCGGGATTCCAATATTTCCTTTACCCGTTTGGGTACCTCGGTTACTTCATCAATCGCCGCGTCCGTAAGTTCAAGGGATCCCAGGTTTGCAACATCACCATGCCGGATCTTCAGCCAGCGGAATAGAATTTCAGAACCGTTGTTAAATTTAGCAGTATGCCCAGAAAAAGAGATTTTGACACCGAATGGATTGAATTGCCCGAACTTCTGCCAGGTTTCCCCAAAAGTTTTCATTGTGGTGTCTTTCAAGTCGGTAAAAGAGTACCGACCAATTAACCCCCGGGTACCCTCGTACTTTGTCCGCCGGTACTGCTGCCACATACATATCAGAAACGATTTTCCGCCTCCAGCCGACCCACCGGCAAAGACTTCATGAATATCATGATCGTATTCCAGGATGTTCCAAACCTCTTCCTGTCGAAGTGACAATATGCGGTCGGTAACTACTTTCATCCTTCCCTGCTAGTTATTCTCCAATCCATGTCGCCGGTCACAGCAACCTTTGCTTCAATTTCTGTCTTATCGGTCCACCCCAGGTTTTTCAAAGCAAAGATTGCACCGGAAGAATATTGGGCGCCGGACTGCAATTTTTTCTCATAGTGGTTTTCAATCAACAGCCGTATTTTTGTAATAGTGTAAGAGAATTTGCTGTCATTTCCGTGCTTATCGGTCTTGTAATCATAGAATGATTGCCTTGATGCAAAGCCCATGAAAAGGCATAATCCGGATATGGTGATCTTCTCTTCTGTTGCAGCACATTTTTCAAAATATTGGATAGCTTTTTCGGTGAAAGCTTTGACGCTTCTGTATTTCGGTGGCTGACCACTACCCCGAAGTAATTCATAGGCCTTGAATTTATCTTGTACCTCCATACCTCTTATTTCAAATAACTAATCACCTGCCTAAGAATTTTAGCAAGCCCCCCGGGTTTGAGTTTTTGACTATATGATAGCTGAACTTGCTGTTTGCTATCGTGTGGAATTATAACCAAAGCATAGCTGTAACCCGGGGGTAGCTTTTCGTCTACCATCGCTCCTAATTCAATTGCTATTTCTGTGTTGGCTTGGGGAAGAATCAGGCCGTTGCTTCGAAGCACTTTTCTAAGGGCCCTTTGTTGATCTGGTGGCAACTCCTTCATAGGTTATTTTTGATACATTGTTGCAAATATAAGGATTTTAGGATTCCTTTATCGTCAACTCCTCGCCGGTCAGGGCGAAGTGGAGATTTTGCAGTTGGTGGACGTGCTTTATTTCTATATCACAATTAGATTGCTTCCAGACAAAAGAGAACCCTTGGAAATCCAGTAGTGTTACAGCAAAAAGGCCTTTGGTCCAGTGCCCCATAAATTCCAAAGGGTCAGTTTGATCGGTAACCCATTTGAATCCAAATTTTTCAAACCACTCTTCGGTTATGGGTATCCCTTCAATTTTGCTGAATGGCCAATACTTATTTACCCTTCTTTGCGGTAGGATCTCATGTACCCCTGTTATGGAGATTTCTGTAACTCTGAAGAATTCTGTTTCGATGGGAAGCAACACCCTTGGTTTCTCCCCGAACCAACCACAGCCGTAGAAGTAATTCCCAATCCGGAGTTCGTTTGGTGCGATCATGATTTACTTTTGAATTTAAACTCAATGTCCCCCGTCAAATAAAGGCCTAAGACTATCAGTACAAAAAGATCGGTTAATGCTGAAGAAAACTTTTCAAAGTCCAGTACTAGAATTGTAGCTATAACAGCCATCACATTCGCTCCAATGGCGATATATACGATGCCGCTAACTATTTTTTGAGGTTCATAACCTTAATCTTTTTTTGATTTCCTGATAAGTGTATTCGCGTCTGACCGCTTTATAAGTCTTGTCTGGATCATAGATTCCGACTCGGTTGCAATCGGTTTTCAATGACAATGCTTTATCCCAAGTTGGATAGAACCACCCATTACTGACCAGGTAAATAACCCGGTTTTGAACCGTATACCAATCTTTTCGCGCAAGGAACACTTTCCCATGAATTGAGCTCAGGGAAATATGAGTAAATAGCTTTCCTTCTGCTTCGTCTAAGATGAATCGATCGACGTCGGTTAGTGGTAGGTCTTTCATCCTTTCAACTGTTTCGGCACGTACTCCAGCAGTGCCTGGTTAGGTAATTACAATTTCTCTCTCAAATACCAGAATAATCCGAATAGAACCCATCCGATGAACAAGGTACCTGGAACCGTGCAAATAAATTCAAGGTGAGAAAAATTATCATCTAACAATGCTATAACCGATCCAATGAACGCATTAAATAAACACGCCCCATAAATCATTGGCATTGCAATGGCATCAAACTTTTTCCTTCGAAGTTTTCTTCTTTTTCCCATATCAGTCCGTTTTAGGCGGTTCGGGAAGGGGCTGCCAGAATTTGACTGTATTTGGTCTTTGGAGGACATCGCAGATAACCCAGCCAAATGCATATGCATAGAACTGGTTGGTAACCCTTTCCGATGTGATCGCGCGTTGACGTTCTTCATCCCATATCAACACCTTGACCCCAAGTTCCGGTAACTCATCCTTCACCGAGATCCAGCCACCGCGGTAGTGGTATTCGAAATCACCGCGGCCAACTTGATCTTTTGACCAAGTAACTCCAGATAAATCATTGAAGTCCTCATCCGGATCGATGAAATCCAAGCCCGGAAGGTCGTCACCTATGTTCAGGTATATTTTCTTTGGTATGTTCTTCATGGCTGTTCGGTTTGGTGAAATAATCTATGTCTTTCTAAAATAGATTTAGTCAGATTTTCCACGTATTCATCTACTGATAACTCCCCTCTTCGCATCACAAATCCAGGATGTCGCGCCTTTAAAATGGAATTAATCCACTGTGCCGGAAAGTGATCACGAACGACATTTCCCAACAACACATATAGTACTCCATTTTGCACATTGAATCGCGATGATATTCTATCTCTAAAGTCTTTGGACGGAAGGGTATATGTTGGGAAAAGATTCTTCTTCTCGAACTGACATTTTGCCCCTACGTTTTCGATCACCCGGTCTATGATCATGCCTGTTTTGGTAGATGAATCCAAAGGCGTTTTTCCTTCTTTATGGTGAATACCGACAAAGCAAACTTTCATCGCTTCAGTTATTGCCCGGGCGGGCGGTTATCCAATACCCCAAGGGTTTTCCCCTGTTTCCTCAATAAAAATCTGCTTCAGGGCTTCAACCCATTCAGGCATAGATTCTTTGAATCCCTTAACATGAATATCTGCCGGCACAGGAATGTTTAGTGCGTGTTTGAAATTGTCGATCTGGTCAATCAGACGACCCAATTTTTCAATATTTTCCTTTGTCATTTCTTCAATATTTAAAATTCAAATCCATTTTCTGATACTGACAAATCACCTTGAAAGCACCACAGATGATACATATCAGCCTGATCAACGATTTTATCCCGTTTCGGGTAAACCTGGACAGCTTGCCAATCTTTTCCGGCCAGCTGGTCTTTAATTCGCTGAAAATGGGCCCAAGGGATGAATCTTTTGCCGTCATGGCGCCGAATCCAAAGATGTATCACTTGTCCGCCGAATACTTCAGAATCAAACCTGGAGAATTGGACGGAATAGGCATTGTTTGCGACTGCCTTGTAGATTGATCTGTTTGTATGGTGCTTTAGCACATGAGACATATCATCCCATGTGCCCCATTTCTTGATCGGTGTGATAAGCTTGTGTGTCATCTCTTCAATTTTTAGCGTTCGTTTCATGTATTGTTACCCGAAAACAATGTCTTCGACGATAACAATCATGGGTTGGAAGTTTGTTAGGGAATGGGGTTAGTCAGCAAATTCGCGCTCTTCATCATATTCGTATTTTCCATCAACCAATTTGTACATCTCCTTGTCGCCTGGCCAAAGTTTGAAAGCCAATTCGTAGGCCTCAATGCTCTGACTCTCTGGAATTGCACTCTCAATAGCTTCGCCATTTATGTATCTGTACATGGCACAATTGGAACCGGTATCTTCATCTGCCCATTCATAGATAAATTCTACATTCGGGAATCTCTGACTCAGTTTTTTAATGAGATTGGGTACTCCATTCCATGCGGTTTGAAACATGATCACATTTTCCTCTTCATAGCTGCTGCTATAGGCGTTCCACTTCGTACCCCAGTTTTCTTTTGCCCATGGATACCATGTGGCATGTCCAAACTGATTTGCATTGTCCTGGTATTTGAATCCCATTTCAAGTATTTCCTTCTGCTGTTTTCTGGTGTATCTGTCAAACCTTCGCCATATTTCTTCTATACCTAAGAACATGCTACGCCCTTTGCCGAATAAAATGGCTTGGCCCATGTCTCCCCAGGAACTAATTTCGATATCCAATTCCTCGGGCATTGGAATCAGTTTGTTAAAATCGAAGATCCTTTCGGTGCCGTCATCATACGGTTTACCGATCATGAATTCTTTTACCTCTTGGACCTTTTGTTTGGTCCCTATAATTTCAAGTCTGTTTTGGATGTGATTTGGCATGTCTTTCAATTTTAGGTTAGGGAATGGGGTTAAATGACTCAAACTTCTCTTTGACGTCCTCATAATCACCCATTACCAAGTATTGGATTTTGGGAAAAATACGGGCAATCAATTTTGCCTCATATTCATCATTGGCGATGATTTCAACCGGAGGCATGCCCACAACATCAATCTGAATTCTCATAATAGCTTTGTTTTCCCTCTCATTGAGCCTGGAAACAAGATCCTCTAACAACTTCAATTTGTCGTACAAGACTTGAGCAGCCTCGAATTGGTCTGTTTTCATTATCATGATAGATTAGTAGTCGCCACAGTAGTCGAATTGAAAATAAAACATTGCATATTCAATACTGAAGACAACGGTTAAGAAATAGTTGAAAACACCACAGATACTAGGAAATACGGGGGAAGTTTAGGGAAATTATGTACATTTGTCAGTAGTCCCGCTCCGGGTACCTTATGGTATCGCAACCCGCTGATTATCTTTGAGTTAGCGGGTTTGCTGTTTTTTAGTAGTCGCTGTAGTAGTCGTTTCACGCTATTCAAATTCCTTCACTTTATCCAGGTAAACCAAGAACACTAAGGCACTAAAAGCCGAAATACTTCCATTCTTTGCCCTGGTGATCTGGCTATGTTGAATTTTGATTCCCTTTTTGGCAGCCCAGTTGATAAACCGCTGGGTATTTCCCCGATGTGAGAAGTGGGAATCAATCATTTGTATGACCTCTTCCTTTCTTTGAACGTTCATGGTACAATTATCCATATAATTTCACATTAAGTCAAGTTTTTGTGAGAATATTTTTTACTTTATGTCAATTATAGGTATTCGTATTTTTTTTGTATACTTGTATTGCAACGAAATAAGAAATGCCAAACGTAAAATTCAACCTCAAACCGGAGGAAGGAAACCGGCTAATCATTCTTTTCTTCCGGGCCTACGGTACCAAATTTCAATATTCCACTGGTCAAAAGATCAATCCCGCCCATTGGGATAAGAAAAAATGCCGATCTAAAGTAGGCCGGGCCTTTCCGAAATCTAAGGAATTAAACTACCTCCTGAACAATCTGGAAATCACAGCTGAAAACGCTTATCGGAAATTCCTTAATGACAATGGCGATCGGGAAGTACATTTCGATGATTTAAAGCGGGCCCTGAAATATGCTTTAGACAAGTTCATGAAAAAGGATATGGCAAAAGCTGCTCCCATGGACTTTTTTGAATTCGTTGAAGCAATGATCGAAGAACGCAAGCGGTCGCCGGAATTCGAGCATAACACGACGAAGGATTATTCCAAGGTATTGAATCGCATCAGAGAGTTTACCAATGAGAGCCGCCGCCGGACGACTTTCAAAACTATTGATCTCGAATGGGCAATTGATTTTCGGGAATGGTGTTTTGCGGAGCCCAGACTCTATTCAACGAACTACGTCCATGATATTGTAAAAACCATCCGGACCTTTTTAAATGAAGCCACGGAAAGAGGCCTTAATAATAATATGGCGTACAAGTCCCGCCGCTTTCAGATATCAACCGAAGAAGTAACACACATTTATCTTTCTGAGGATGAGCTCGACGAAGTTTACAACTTGGAGCTTTCCCCACGACTGGATAAAGCCCGGGATCTTTTTATCACTGCTTGCTTTACAGGCTTGCGGTTTTCGGATCTGTCAAAGATTTCGGTTGATAATATTGTCCAGCTGCAGGGCGAACATTATCTAAGGGTAAAGACAAAAAAAACCGGCGCCCGGGTGACTGTTCCAATTCATGCCTATGTGTCGGCGATCTTCGAAAAGTGGGGTGGGCCCGCTCCGGTGATCTCTCACCAGAAGTTTAATACATATATCAAAGAACTGTGTTTGCTTACTTCCTGGGGTAATGATTCGGTCATTGTTACTAAGTCGGTAGGGGGGAGGCGGGTAGACCAAAGGCTCCGAAAAGCCGATTTGGTGGTCACGCATACCGGCCGGCGGTCGTTTGCTACGAATGCCTTCAAATCTGGTGTGCCGGTTAAGATGATCATGAAGATTACCGGACATACTACAGAGAAAGCATTTTACAAGTACATTAGGATCGATGACGAAGAAAGCGCCGTTATTGTGAATAAAAGCAAGTTTTTTCGTCGGTTACGTGTAGTTTGAACCATATTTGAACTGCCGAACCTCATCACCTTTGCAATAAGGTTGATCCTGAGAATCATAGTATTTTGCCAGCCCGCCACCTGGTCCTGTATAAGTCATAACAGTTCTATATGATTTACCCAAAGACTCGGCGACCTGCGTTAGAGTCATTTTGGGCGGGAACTTCTCCCGCATTTCAGCTGACAGTAAGATTTTCAGATCTTCAATTTCCTTTTTGATCTCACCACTCTGCTCGATCAGCTGAAACAAAGCCTCTTTATCGACGATGATCATATTTTGCATGTCCATGGCTAATCGGATTTGTGCTTCTCTTGGTCCTCCAAATACCTTTCCTTTACTTTCTCCTTCAATTCAAGGCGTAAATTTTCGGTCTCGGTCCATACCTGGGGTTCATCCAGGCAATTGTAAAATTCCCGGCCTTCAGATTCGGTTTCGAATGTTCGGCCACTGGTCACTTTTATACTCTGAGCGCTTTGGATAGTGAAAGTGACCTTGGTATTTTCTTCACCTGGCAAGATATTGACCAGGATATCATAGTCATCGAATTCGAATATTTTGAAGACTTCCTTTGACATGGTTTCAAATTGTGGTTAGAGAATCGGGGAGTTCATAGGTCGGAACCTGGAGATGGATTGTCTTTTCGTACTGTCTATGGATGTGCATTTCATCGACGGTCTTTGCTCCTAGTAGGAAGCCAGCAATTGCCGTGTAAAAGATGATCAAAAGAATTCCGGAGATTACATTTAATTTGGTGGTTAGGTCCATGATCTTACAGTTTTAAGCTTTGAAAATAGTTGATCACATCATCCAAAGACCGGGCTTCAATGGCGTGGCCGTTCATCATCCGAACAAGCTTTAGGAAGTCCTTTTGATCCTCTGACAGTCGGTCCTTACCTGCCTTGACTTCTATGGCAATGAAGGTGCCATCTTCCGCAATGCCAATGATATCAGAAACACCTTTCAGAGTACCAGGTGATTTGCGATACTTGCCGATCTTCTCATCATACACTCCGATGTTATTCTGTCGCCAGGCGGTACCCACATTCAGTCGAATCCACTGGACGATGGCTTTGGTCAAGTCATTGGCGCGACTGCCGCCTGGTCGTTTTTTCAGTTCTTTTCTAAATTGATCAACAGTCATTTTTTCCATGACGAAATTTTAAAACGGGGCAGACAAATCGAGAAACCCAGGTCTGCCCCTTCACAAAATTATAGTCTTACTAAATTCACCTACCTTTATTGGCACCGATCAATACGATGCCCGTTTGAATCCCGCTTGGCCGGTCGCCGTCGAATGAACCATATGCCCTTACCAGGATTCCGAAACCGTCAACCACCTGGAATATCAGATTGCCTTCGACACCCCAGTTGTCCGAATTCACGCCTTCCATTTCGATTAGGTTGACGTTTCGCTCGAATAGAGGGGATACCCCTAGCACAATCGGTTTAGAATTCTCTTTGATGTAGAATGAAGCCTCCAGGCCGATAAAGCACCGATACGATCGATCGGATTCGCTGAAGCCTTCAGCCCTGGGCATGATCTGTCCTTCGATTCCGCCGTGTAGGATGATGTCGTAACCGGTTCGTTTTTCTGCCAGCTGCAGGAATGGGTATAACCCAGCCTCTAAACCTACGTCGGGGTTTTGGCCGAAAATGAAACCTTGGATGTTACCTCGGGTGGCGATGTTCAGGAATGATTTGCCGACTGGGATCGGCGGAATCAAATTCAGGATCAAATCAGCGTTGACCGAGAAACGATCCTCGAAAGACGGCGAATCATTCAGCTGGAACGTGGCGCCGCCGCCTACGTAGTAGCTCAGGGGATTCAAGGAAAAGGTTTTCACCTGGTCGTCGGTGATGTCCTCATAAGCCGTCAGGCCGTTAGCCATCCGTTCTGTGTAGACCTCTTTGTCGTTGGTAGTCGTAGCCCAATACAGGCTTTGACTAAAGACTGTGCTGAAAACAGTCATAAAACTTAGGAATGCAAGAATTAATCTCATTGCTTGATATGTTTGATTAAAAAAAGTGTTCGAAAAGGGGCCGGTCCCTTCCCGGGATTATTCCGGCCTGCCAATTCACATCTATTATTCTTTGCCGGGGTCTACTCATTTTTGAGTAAAACCCCTTCATTGCTTGCTGTTGGGGCTATCTTCAGGATGTTCCCTTCCTTGTCGCATAGGTGATAGGTGTAGGCGAAAACCCAAGGGTTGGGTATAACATGCCGATCCCGCCGGTCAGCGCTTCTTAATTCGTTATAGTACCTTTCAAATGGGAAGGTGAAAAAATCATCCTTGTAGCGCTTCCATTTGCAGTTAATCGAATCCCACAAATCCTGGAATTGCTCGACTGGATCCGGATCACCAAGCACTGGTGAAAATGGGCTCCCTTCCGCAGCTGCATCTGGATTGGAGATATCCGCGATCCGCTCTACCTTCACCGATTCAATTCTGATGTAATACCGGGCGTACTTGGCTGGCATGAACATTTTGTTTTCTGATTTACCGCGCGGGGTCCATTTGGGGGCATCTTCAAAAAATAAACGTTGATGCCATCGTGGTTCTGAGTCACTAAACGGGTACCGAATTTTGACATCATAAATACGATTGTCATAGTAGATCCACTCGGCAATGCAATAGGGCTCTTTCAAATACACCACTTCGCTGGGTTGGTATCGGGGTTTGACGTATACACTTTTCCCCTTTTTATTTACAAACTGAATATTCAAATTAGAAGGCCAATACCCGTGCATGGACCATTCATCCGGCGCCAAATTAACCGGGCAACTCAGCGGAATAATCCGCCTGGTCTGTGTCTTTTCGCCCGCTACAGTCTTGTGAAATAGCGGTTCTGTGTACATTATGCCTTTCATGTTTCTTGGTTTTCATTAGCAGAATTCAAAGCAGATAAGGCCAGATAACGGGCGTAATGGGCAATTGCTTCAATTATGTTGTCCGAATTGATCCCTTGAAAATCTATTGCATGCTGGGAATCATTCATCATTTGATAAGCCAGCGGCATCATTCGCAAAGTCGCGTCTTCAAGTTTGGAATAGCCGCCGCATCCGTCAAAAGGAACTGCCGGGTCAATTTGATACTTTTGAATAGCTTCTTTCATAGTCCAATCATTTTATCCAGAATCCCGGATGCGATAAATGTTATGAGCATGGCGGCCGCGATGATCATTAGCCAAAGGGCCGTTGCTCGGGTTATGTCGTTTTGTTTTTTCATGGGTTCGTTAGTTCGTCGTGAATCGCTTATTAAATATCACCGGGAACTCGCCGACCGGCTTAGCAATGCTATCAAGTGGCAAGTCGAGCGGGAAGTCAATAAGCGGAAATGTCATTGCGTCTGTGCTAAATACCGCCTCATTGCGCCACTGAATTACTTTTGCATAGGCGTCCAACCTCCCTTGCTGGTAGCCGATATTGTACGCCATTTGCGCGGCTGAATCATTTGCAAAGTGCAATCCGATTAACATCATCCAAGCCATTGCTAGTGCTTCATGCCATTTCATGTCGTTAAATTGAGGTTCATTTGCTGGTATGTTTTGAATAGCAAATGCTAGTCCTCTTGATTGATTTCGAATTCCTTGAAACTGGGCTTCCAGTTCTCGATAAATCCATTTTCATCGATCTTCATAATCACATAATCACCGTATCCTTGGTCACCTGGACACATGATGTCAGGCACATAGCCATCTATGGCGACAATTTGATTTTTGTCCTTATCCAAAAGCAGGTATTCCCCCGCATCACGAACTTTGTAATGGATATCTGCGGTTACTCCTTCCTTCCAATTGATAATCTTCCCTGAATGAAGATCAATCAAAGGATTCCAGATATCGCCCACTCTACATGGGATCAAATCGCCGTTTTCGTCTTCGACGTTATCAACTGTGGCATCTTCCCAGTATCTCACGCCGCACTTGGCCAGGAGGTATTTTACTTCGACTTCTTTCGCTATGGTGATTGTCATCTGCTTTAGATTTTTATTGTCAAAAAATTATTTCCGCCTCCGGTCCTCGCCATTGAGGATCAAAAAATTGAACATCTCATGCATGCGGCTGATCACCCGTTCGTCAAGCCGCTTATCCAGGCCGTCGAGTCCTTCCATTGACTCTACCGGCAAATTGCTGGTCATGTGCGTAAACTCTCTTCGAGTCGACTTAAACCGGTCATACCGATGGGTCATGATCGTTTCCAGTGCATTGACCGGATTGCCATACAGCCGTATCTCTCCTGAATCAAATCCAGCATCATCAAAGCACCGGTTTCCCTTGTAATACTCGCTAAGAAAAGCTGTCGTCTGCCCGCTCTGAATGCGATCATAAACCGCCGGAACGGAGGTGATTTTGAATTTTCGTTCCTCAATTTGAGCATACTTCAGGGCCACTTGGAAGGCTTTCAACAGGAAAGTCTTGCCGGTACCGACCGGGCCGAAAAGAAAAATGCCCTTGTTGAGATCCAAGTGAGTGGCGACATTGAAATACTTGTCCTCTTTTTCGTGAACTTCGTAGTGGTGAAGGCCGAAAAAGTAGGCGGTTAGTTTGCGGACTACCTGTTTGATCTCTCCATCAAAAGCGAATTCAAACCCTTTTTGTCGGGCTAATTCCTGAATCGCAGTAAAAGCAATCCGCCGGGCTTCCTGGTAGCTGTATTTGCCCTGGGTGCCTTCCGGCCGGTTCGGTAGTGATGCCTGCATCCGGCGGATGATTTGATCAACCGTTTCCGGTTCTCGTTTGCCGTAGACCTTCCGGGCATAATCCTTTTCTGCTTCGTTGGCCGGGCGCGGTTCCCGCTGCAGTCGATTGCCCTGCTTCTGGCGAAGTTCTTCCAAAGTCAAGGTCGTATGTTGAGTCGGATCAATGCTGTCCATTTTCGAATCTTTTTTGAATCCGGTCGTATGCGGACCGGTTTGAAATTGAGGATTGGGTTCTTGCTGCTGATTGACCGGTCCCGGAGGTTTCTTTCTTTCGCAACCAATTGCGGGCAAAGGCCACGTAATCTTTTTTTCTCACGCCTTTCGATTTGAGCCAGTCGATTGCCTTTTCGATTTCGGCGCGCACTTCGACTTCTGGAAACTTTTCTATCAATTCGGTAATTACCGGTTCGTATTCTAGAATTCTTCTTTCGGAGTTTTTTGGAGGCTCGCTACTCTCTAAGTCATTAGAGAGTATTATTTCCTTATTCTCTTTCTTTTCTTTCTTCTCTTTGGCGTCTAAGTGGCGCTTCTCTGGCGTTTCTCTGGCGCTTCTCTGGCGTTTTTGCGGCGTTTTCCCTGAAAACACATTGTTATATCTGCCGAAATTACAGAGAGTTATAACAGTTTCTCCCTGGCGTTTTTTTCGTGTTATCATGGCGTCTTTTTCAAGCAGCTTCATGAACTTTTCAATTTTAGTGTTCGACCAGTTCCATCTTTCCTCCAAAAATCGACGGCTTGCAATTAGCTCTCCCTTTGCCAATGGGATCAGTTTTCCCCGGACCATTCTCTTCGATTCCTCTCGAAAGCAAGCCTGTTGGATCAAATCAATCCAGGCCCTGCCCATGGTGACAGGTTCATTTTTCTTTAGCCCCCAAACCCAATGGTCATCGAACAATGACCTGTGTATCATGACATACCCGTCCATGGAAAATGCTTTCCTATTGAATTAAATAATCATTGCCTTTCGACAAGCTGGGAGTATTAATGGGAAGATAATTGGTAAACGGGGGGAGGGGGGATACCGTTTATTCCATTCCTTTGAGCATTAGATCGGCAACGACCAATAGCTCATACTTCAGTACAGGATCTTCAATCGTATCAATAGTAGTTTTGACCCATTTCACGATGGCAATACCCACTTCTTTGCGGCACTGCTCCTTGGGGAGCTTCATTAGCTCCGCCAAGGTCGAATGTGAGACGATCATGACAAGATCAGTCTTTCAATTCTGAAGGATCTCCATTGGGTCTTTTCATCGTTGACCCATTCGACAAACTTCAAGAACCCTTTTTCAATTGTACTTAGTGATCCGCAAGCAATTGCTACGGCTTCTCTAACTTCTCCGGTGTCTTTTGCAAACTGAATAGGCGTTCTCACACCAGCTTGCAGTTTAACGATCATCCAGGCGGCGCGTAATGCCTGGGAGAAGTTTTTGAAAGTGGATTTGATTTGATGCGCTAATTTGAATGCGCGGGAATTGATGGAATTTTTCATAGTTGTATCTTTTTTGTAAGTAACAATTCAAAGATACAATTTTCTTCTCAATGTGGCAAGTTTTTTGCCACAATTGAATCAGTGTTTCGTTATTTCAAATCTGGTTTTAAGCTCGTAACCCATGAATTTTAGGACTTTTGCCAAAGACTCTTCTTTTACCTGCATTCCTTTCTCTATGGCAAAAAGCGTGCGCTTACTAACACCTGATAAATTCGCAAAATCATCTTGGCTCAATTCCTTGAGTTCACGAAACTGCCTTATGAAATCTCCAATCGTTTTCCTGTCCATAATCAAAGATGCCGGAGCGGCATTATTCCAAGGAAGGTTGTTACTTACATCCAAAGATACCTCCGCCCCGGCATCGCCAATATACGTTTTTTCCTCCTTTTTTCTTGCGCAAGAATTTTCTTGATTAAGAAGCATGTTTTCCATTAGTTCAAAGGTTTTAAGCCAATGCCAATTGCATTTGATTCGGATTGACCGCTTTAAAGAACATCGCCTCAAAATGCTCTTTGGTTTGGGCGATCTGAAGCATGATCTCTATTTGTGCTATTTGCCGTTTCAAAACATCCTTGGCAACGTTCTCTTCAATGAACTGGTGAAGCTTGGCGTAATCGGACCTTGAAAGCGCTCGTTGCTTTTTCAATTCCCTGGGCAATCCCTCGAGCAAAGGTTCGTAAATGTACTTATTGATAAATCCACCGACGAACCCCATCGTTCCGCGATTTCTCTTGAATTCAAGTCCGTACAGCCGGTAAATCCCAACAAAGAAATTATCCGGAAATGTTTTTTCCCAAACCGATGGAGCGTCGAGCAATACTCGAGCTAGAATCAGTTCCTTGGCATGATCGTACCGTCCTTTCTTGCGTATGGTTGGAATGACGACCTTTGTTACCCACTTTCGGAACTTCTTGGCATCTGGCTTTCGGCTGCGAAATACCATTTCATACAATCCGCTTTCTGAGATAAAATTCACACTTTGATTTCCCCTCGACGGTGTATGTATTACATACCCCATCACTTCGTCCTCGTCTAATGAGGAAATGGCCTGACTTGTATTTTTGATATCTAGGCAGGCGCACACATCGGTACCAGCAAACCAAACCTGATCTTCAATCTCAATAGTGCGAATCTTATTACCGTCAAAAAATTCAAATATCTGTATATCCATAATATTAGTTTTATTACCGTTCACCATGATGGTGAACCTATTAAATAATACTCCCAACTTGTCAAAGAACATCGTTGTAGCAACGGGCGGATTCGAACCGCCGACCTCAAGGTTATGAGCCTTGCGAGCTACCAACTGCTCTACGTTGCGCTATAAAAACCTGCCCAGCGGCCTTGGACTCAGCCGGGACAGGTATAACCCCAAAAAACCAAATCTCTTAGTCGATCACCTTTTCGAAAACCTTCTCGTAAGGATTGTATCTCTGGTGGATACCAATCAGGTAAACACCTGGCTTAATCGGACACTCCTTGGTATGATCAGCATTGCTCAAATGCTGATTCACTTTATATGTTTTCTCAGTCAACGTCGAATCCTTCATGTGTTGGTGAAAGGCACCGTCAGAGCCGATAACAGCAAACCTTTTGCCTTCGTACTCGAATAGCTCCACGCTGCCCGTTAAAACATGAACATGGCCTGATTTCTCACCGAATGCCACGGGTTGATTTTTAATCTTTTTGGCTCCTTGGGGCAATCTGTCGATCGAGTAAAATTGGACATCGCCGCCATGGCCGTTGAATTCATTAGTAAAATTCATATCGATTGTGTTTTAAGATCTTGAATGAAATATGTTGTATGGTATTTCTTCGGGCACTTCCGCAGGACGAGTAGATTTTGCAGCCTCTAAAGCAGTAGAACAATTCGGTGGCACATCAATGAAGTACTTCTGGCCAGTTGAAGGACAAATAAACGTACACCATTTGAGTTTTGCCCCAATTTCTTCAACTTCAAAAGGAGTTTCCCAAAGTTCGATTTCTTCTGTTTCCCCATTTGGGTGGACTATTGTTTTTGAATCCACCTGAACAGCGCCGATAAACTCAGGGAACTTATCCGATCCGATAATGGAATACACCGCCCCTCGGATGTCTTCGTTCCTCTCCTTCATCCACTCATCACTAGTGTATTCACTCGACTTAACTCTTTGAAACAAATCAGGGTCAACATTTCTACCATGGATAAACCACAATCTGTATCCGTCTGCCCACTCTATTGCCGGTCCTTCAGGATTGTGAAGCCGACCATTTTCCCGATGCACAACAGATGGTTTTGCGCCCACCAGTGCTACGCCATTGAAAAAGATGCAATCATACAGCCCAGAGGATACGAAATCAGAGAATTGATTTAATTTCTCATTCTTTAATATTCCTATTTGTGTAAAATAGTCGTAAAATGAAAGCCAACTATAAGACCAGATCGAGGAGTAGTAAGCAAATGAAAAGAATTCCATTTTTTGATCCCTGACTTGATCCCTGACTTGATCCCTGACTTGATCCCTGACTTGAGCCCCGACTTGATCCCAGACTTGATCCCCGACTTGAGCCCTGACTTGATCCCAGACTTGATCCCAGACTTGATCCCTGACTTGAGCCCCGACTTGAGCCCAGACTTGATCCCCGACTTGATCCCTGACTTGATCCCAGACTTGATCCCTGACTTGAGCCCCGACTTGAGCCCAGACTTGATCCCCGACTTGATCCCTGACTTGATCCCAGACTTGATCCCCGACTTGATCCCTGACTTGATCCCTGACTTGAGCCCAGACTTGATCCCTGACTTGAGCCCTGACTTGATCCCTGACTTGAGCCCTGACTTGAGCCCTGACTTGATCCCTGACTTGATCCCTGACTTGA